ATAACTTGGAGTTCTCATTAATCCACCTTGTGCAGCAGTAGCTACAGCATAGGCAGGTTTACCTTGTAGTGGGTTAGGTCTGCTAGTACGTTCTTTAATATACTTATCAATAAATCCTACACCAGCTACATAGGTTTTATCTTCTTTTTCTGGGCTTAGTTCTTCTTTAATTTCTTTAGATAACTTAGGTTCATTTTCATCTTGTGATGACCCTCCTGGATCTCCTACATCATTATCTGGACCTGCTGGACCACTAGGTTCTCCCATACCTCCCATTGGATCAGCCTCTGAAGGATTGTCGCCATGACCTGCTCCAGATCCTTCTCCTGCACCCCAAAATACTGGAATACCTTCTGGACTTAACTTTTGCTCACCGTTCTCATCTATTCCTCTACCTGCTTCCTGTAGAGCTTTGATCTCATCTTCCTGTAGGTAAGCCATTAGATGAGGCACACCATTAAACTCTTGGGCTACAGGAGCATTCATCATAGGTGCTTCTGGCATTGGTTCAACTTCTTCTGGAGTCATCTCATCAGCTAACTCAGGAGGCATAGCCATTTCAGGTTCTTCAGATGGCATCTCTTCCATCATCATACCTTCCATTTGCATAGGCATACCACCTTCTTGCATAGCCATTCTAAGACTTCCGTCTGGTCCTATAACCATACCACCTTCAGCCATTACTGGTTTATTCTCTGGATTAAGTATAGGGGAACTAACTGGACTGTCTTTATCAGTCATACCACCTTCTGCCATTTGAGTCATCATGGGATCTACCTTTTCTATTTGTACTGTTTCTATTATTGCTACTTTATCGTCAGATTTTTCTTTCTGATCTTGTTGAGGTCTACCTTCCTCATCTACGTCTACTATAAGTCCTTCATCTTCCATACAAGCTAGACCATGTTTAGCCTCTTGCATCATTGCTCGTATTTTATCTAGCCCAACATATCTTACGACATCTGCTGGTATTACAAATTCTCCCTCAGAGATCATTGCAGGTATATCGTCTGCTACTTCTGATGGTGTTGAACCTACTGGTGGATCGTTTTTCATAGCTATGGGTACTTTCTATCTGCTGCTGTTTTAACTTCAATCTGCATATCTCTTATCTTTCTTAACATATGCAGTTTACCTTGAGCTTTCCACATTTGCACTTCACTTTCTCCTTGCTCAAACTCTCTAATTATATCATTAATCTTACTGTCTATGTAGCTTTGAAATAGCTCATTGAAGTCTGGTTGGTTGACCAGTGGGAGGAGTGACTGGGCGAGGTTGCGGTGCATTGGTGGCTCCTTGTTGTGGTGCAGGTCTACGTTGTTGTTGTCCAGCATTAGCTCCACCACCTGTTGGGAAGCCTTGTTGTCCTGGTCCTGGAGCAGTACCTACACCTATATTACCTCCTCCACCTCCAGTAGGATCATTTGGATTAGCTCCTGCTGGTGGACCTTCTGGTTGCATCTGTTGTTGCATCTGTTGCATTAGTACTGCCTGACGCATTGCTTCTTCTGGATTGTTTGTAATCTTATCTACATCCAGATCCATTGTTCTACCGATCTCCCTCATGATATATGGGAACTTGGCAAATGGGGCGAGGACAGGATTACTTGCAATTTGTAAGAATGTTATTAGACGTTGTGATCTAACTTCATTCTTCATAAAGCTCTCTGTACCTCTAGCCCTAACTTCTAAATCACCTTTGATCTCTGAGTCAAAGTCAAACTGCATATTAAATGCAAATAGTGCTTCACCCATAGGACGTAACATATAGTCATCAATATTCTTGATAACTGTACGAATAGAACTGGTGGCTGCTCCCATTAGCATTGAGATACCTGATGCGGTCCTACCAGTACCTTGAACACCTGTTTGCCCATATGAGTAAGAAGGTAATCCAGTTGACTCATCAGCTAATACCCTAGCCTTGTCAAACAACTGCATATTCTCATTACTTACATTAGGAAACTTAGTACCAAAGATAGCCTGTCCTGGTGCGCCACCTTGTCTCCTGAAAATTTTTCCTGGATATACTGTCAAGTCTTGGCCTGGAACTAGGTTAGACTCATCTACTTCTATAAGTAAGTTACCAGACAATACCGCATTATCAACAGCAAGACGCATAAAGCCATTCATCAATGTCTGAGTATCATCCATGTTCTCAGCTAAACCAATACCAAAGAAACTATATGGGTTAATTTCGTATGGTGCGGAACAGTACGGAATACGCTTGGGTGTAAATGGATTTATTACTAGTCGTAGTATTTCATCATTACATACCCAACAGTTAATCTGTATCTCTTCCTTCTTTCTTAGTTCCTTTGGTAGTTTGATACCTGCCTCTTTAGCTATCTCAGTATCTACTGTACCCCAGAACTCTACAACTTCAAATCTTTCTACTCCACCGTAGGAATCACCACCATCAGAGTCTATACCATAGCTATCTGATTCTATGTCATCTTCCCACCACTCACGAGTATAACTCTCACCATACTCTATGGCTCGTTCTATTGCTTTCATTCTAAAGAATGGACGCTTCTTTAATGCTCTAACCTGAGATCGTGTCATACGGTGACGCTCGATAACATACATAGCGTCTTCCATATTAATAGCATCAGGATCTGGATAGAAGTTCCATATAGATGTATATTCTACTTTAGGTATAGTCTTAACTAACGGCTCATAGTCACCCTCATCACCCCAGTTAGGATATTCCTTGTTAAAAGCAAACGGACCCTTCATTATACCTGTACCAAACAATACACATTCAAATGCAGAGAACCTAAGATGCTTGGTAGCAGCAGACTCTTCTAGCTGATCTCTAATCTTCTTCTCCATCTTCTTAGCAGCAATCATAGCTGGTTCAAATGTAATAGAAGATTGAGTTTGACCTACACCTGTCTCTAGGTTTTCTATTCCTTTTAACTTGTCTTCTAGTGGACCTAATTTGGCTAGTAGTGTATCGGCAGTCTCACCCACATTAAAGTCTTTACCATCACCGTTAAATCCATATACTAATGGAATGTCTGGCATTTCTGGTTCTTCTTCCATACCAGCAGGTTTTTTAGGATCTATGTGGGCAGCTTCAACTACACCATCAGGTAGTGTGGTAGGTTCTACACCGATTGGAAATCTATTCTGGCTAAACAGTACATCACATAGCTGACTGAACGCTGCTAGTACTTTTGTTTTAGTTACCTTAATAAAGACGCGAGATTTCTCAGCATCGGTAAACTTAACATCAGGACCATAAATACCTCTATAGTTTCTATAAGATTGTAACCATCGTGCCTCATCTGTATATCGTGCAGTCTTAGCACCAGTATATTTTTTCTCGATATACCCTATAAGATCATCATATTCAGTAGATTGATTAGAATCCTCTAGTGCAGTATTCTCATCAGTATCTAAAAAATCATCAGCCATTTAGTATCCAAACGCATTATCTGAAGGCTTCCAGCGTTGTTTGGGAACATTTTCCCATGCTGTAGTCTTATTCATTGGTCTTGACATTACCATATATCTTAGTGCGTCATATAAGTGATCCTCAGACTTTGTATCTACATCCTCTGGATTACGCTTATCTAACGGTAGTGCAGGTAGCTGACTTATTAAGTTACGGCAACTATCCATTATAATTAGTTTAGGTTCTTCTGTATCTTCATCTAACTGTAGACGCTTATGCATCTCTATCTTACCTGCTACCCTAGATCCTGGAGATCTGTCAGAAGGTCTAAACCTACATCCTTCTCTATTCATAGTCTCCGCTATTGATGGACCTACATCACCTCGCTTGGCCCAACAGGAACTGTCTAGTACAGCATCATATATTTTACCATCACCCTCTTCAGCATCTAGTATAGCCCATGCTAACTTGTCTGCTGTCAGCTTATTAACATATAACTCACGATAGATCCAAAGAACATCGTCGTAATCAATAGCTCCCCAAAGAACAGCAGAATGAGAAGAATAACCAAAGTCGCATGATCTGATCTTAGTCCATCCACTAGGTACTTCAAATGTTTCGACCGTGTGAATATCTTTATCAAATTCTGGAAACGCTCCATCCTCGACAACATCCCAATTCCCATATAAAAACTGTTGGCGTTTGGCCTCTGGTAGTGACCCCAACATTGATACATAACTATGGTCTTGTGTCAAGTACGGATTATCCCATACTGACGCTGCAATAAACTTACGACTAATACCAGATACTATTTCTTCTCCATTAGCAGTAAATCTTACTTCTTCTACAAACCTTTTACCGTGTGGTGCAGGGTCTATAAACATCTTCTTAACCCATGCAGATCCGATATTTCCTGGATTACCAGTTGCTCTCATCTGTAAGGGTATACTTGTATCTACTGTTCTTAACGATGACCTAAGAAAATGCCATATATCTGAGTTGCCATATTGCGGAAGCTCGTCCACACCGATCCATGTATATGATTGGCCCTGATATCTAAGTGCATCTTGTAAGTTTTCACAGTATCCAAACTCTATTCTTGCTCCACTTGGAAAGTGCCAAGTGTTTTCTTGTGCCTTAAACTTAGCACCTTTAAATGCTTTGGGATATATCTGTTGTGTCTGAAAGATAACATCCCTTAACTCTGGCATAGACCTACGCAATAGTAATGCCCTATGTGCAGATTTATGTGCAAACCTTAATGGTGCTATTAATAAACTATAGGTTTTACCACCACCTCTAGCCCCACCATAAAATACTTCTCGTTCTCCTGCTGCCAGAAACTCTGTCTGTGGACCTTTATTAGGTTCAAATGCAACTTCCTGTTCTGGTGCAACTGTATCGTTAGGAAACTCAAATGTCTCTTGTTCTATATCACTAGATTTAGCAGTGGCTTTTTTAAGTCTACGTTTTGCCTGTTCTGCTTTAATGCTAGTCTGTTTAACTGTATTCTTGAGTCGCTTGACTTTCTTCTGTTCTTTATTAAGGTTGGCTTCTCTTTTCTCTCTACGAGCATCAAGTTCTTCTTTCGTCCAAGCCAATTTGTGTAGTCTGGTAGCAGATAATTTCCTATTGGTTTCATTCTCTAACCACCCTGCGACCTTTCTTACTGGTTGTTGATCTTCTCTAATCTTTACTATAGCTTCTTCTAGCTTGGTCAGTACCTTTGCATCTGGATAATAGAAGGACTTATCTTGACCTTTCTTAGCTGGATCATAACCATACGGCGTTATACCTACGGCTGGTATTGGTTTAGTCTTACTCCTCGTCTTCATCTTCGTCTTTATTTAGTGGAGGTAAGACAACTACGGCTGATGGTGTACCCTTATGCTCTATCTTTTCAGTACGGACTAGCCCTACTCTGTCTAGTACTTCTTTAGACGCTGCCAGTCTTTCCCTGTTACCTAATGCACTAGGATCATCAATGACGTTGACCATAGACAGTACGGCTTTAGGTGCATTGGCTGCTAGTACATATTCGGCTCGTTCTATTATTTCATCTTTGAGCCTTTTAATTATTCTGGCAGGATACTCTGCTTTAGAATACCCTGCACTGTCCATAGCAGCCCGAAAGT